ACAGCCAGCCTCAATGCCCCAGCCAGCCTCAATGCCATCGCCAGCCTCAATGCCCCAGCCAGCCTCAATGCCCCAGCCAGCCTCAATGCCCCAGCCAGCCTCAATGCCATCGCCAGCCTTAATGCCACAGCCAGCCTCAATGCCATCGCCAGCCTCAATGCCATCGCCAGCCTTAATGCCGAATTTGGCAAAGATTCTTCCAGTTACTTTTAACGCCCCAAATTTACAAATTTTAAAATCGGCATTAATTTCTATGCTGCCGTTAAAATCACTAAGATTTTCTGGGCCGATATATTCGCCGTTTTCGTTAAAGTCTTTATTTTCTAGTATTAGGATTTCCATGCTTTGCTCCGTGCGTTGTTGGTTAGGCATGGGAATATACTAGCAACGCTATTACTATAGATCAATAGCAATGCTAGTGTTTTTGTTATTTATTTTCACATTGATCGATTAAAGCAACCCAGCAGGCACAAAAAAACCCGCGTAGTGCGGGCATGAGGTGCCTGCGTGAGGCGGGTTATGGGTTTGGGGTATAAGAGGGGGCTATTTGAATATTTCGGCTTGCTTAAGCAGGGCCTCTTCGGTGTAGCCGTCTATATGATCGCTTTGCGCCGCGCAGCTAATGACTTTGTGCATAGTTGGCATGCTGAGCTGCTTATTGCTGAATGAGGCGCGCTTGAGCCGTTCTGCCCTGGAGAAATCGAATATTAGAACTTGGTCGAATTGCAGCCATGTATCAACCTTAAAGGTTTTTCCTGCAGGCAAAAAATAAACAGGCTCAAAATCGTCTAAATGACACGCTTCAACCTTGGGAGATTTTTCTTTTGATGTGGCCCTGGCAACATAGATATTGCTGGTATCATCGCCTACATCAGCGAGAACCACGAACCACTTCTTGCCTTTTTTGCCATCAGAGAACACGAACTCTTCATCAAATAACACGTCACCCACAACGGGAATCATGCGTAATTATTCCGTATTTCCAGGTCTTCTGTGTGCCGCTCCATAACGGCTTTGTCGGCATTATTATTTCTACGCAGCAACACTAACTCATAAGGGATGCGCTCACCGGAACCTTCGCCGCTATTCCAGACTTCAGCCCAGCAGCCTGTGTCGAAGTGCGATAGCTCTGACATTTCATCGGCGTTATCATTAAAGTGCTGTTTGGCCAGGCTCTTCATTAGCTTCAATTCATATTTCGAAAAGAACTTTTCATTAAAACTATGCCTGGGCTTCAGCACTTGGCGCGTAAAAGAACCTGCTTTGACCTGCTCTTTATAGCAATGCGTTATAAACTCTGGGGTAGGAGATTTCCATTCTTCATATAGCTCGGTAGGCACAGGCCCTCTTTCCCACGCAGAATACTCCAGGCCTGTAACCGAGCGGCCTGTTTTTTCAAAATGAGAGAAGTCCAAGAAATTAAGCAACTTGAAGAGCTTTGTTTTCCCTGGCTTTTGCACATTTTTGGTAAAGTAAATGAGCGCGTGAAACATTTTATCGCGCTCTCTTGTGACTAGCATATGAGCTCCGTATGGTGCGCGAATTAGATAGTTATTCTAAAAATAATTCAACAATAAATCGCGCTATATTGTAAGCATATACCTAAATCATGTGGTTAGCGTAAAAAACAATCCTCGGCGCGGCCAGATCGGCGCTTATTGACAAGGAGTAATCATGCATGTCAACAACCTAATTCTTAGAGCTTATGCCACTAAAAAAGATGGCCTTTGGGTGGCCGTGTGTATTGATTTATGCCTGGCTGCGCAGGGTGATACACTCGAAGAAGCGAAGGAAAAGCTACATAGCCAAATAGTGGATTACGTTTATGATGCTTGTGTAGGCGAGGATAAGGCTTATGTAGAGCAGCTGCTTAAACGTAAGGCGCCTCTATCTCAAAGACTTACTTATTATCTAGCCAGCCTGTCCCAGGCCTCAATCTTCCGGGTATCAATAGGCAATCTGTAGTGCTCAATAATGCTATTGAGCTTAATCCAGTATTTTAAATCCTTTCGCGACTCAAGAATAAGCACGATGCCGGCCTTTTTGTTTGTCTCAAAGGCGTAACCCAAAGACTGGCCTATGGCCTCGGCCCACTTGCGGCCAAAGTCGTACTCTATAGCGTGAGAGTCGGTGAGGCAGTCTACGCGCGTCCTATCATGCAAGACGTGCTCTTTACTGCCTTTGCAGTGGGCGTCTTGGTAGAAGCGCTCAGGCTCGGCGCTGGCTAGCATTGGAAGCGCAAGCAGCAACCAGGCGGCTTTAATCAAACTGCTTCCGTTTTCATTACGCCTCCCTGATGATATTTGGCAGCCACATTATATTGTTACGCCATGGTTCCAGCGCTATGGCGCTAGCGGCTCACCGGCATCACTTGCAAGCAAACTATTACTGCTTAGCGTTTGAATCAACTTCGAGGTTAGCGAAATAGATAAAGTGTTCTGATTGGCCATTGCGTTACCGCCGGTCTCACTTGTTGCCAACAGCGCTGTTTTCCCGCTCTTGCCATCCATAACCGTTATCTTGTAAGTCTCGACCGGTTTGCTTATTGCGTGCCCACCATAAGTATTTGTTTTCCCGCTATATGTCGCTGTGTCGCCGAACGATGATAATGTTCCCGTGGTGATGGATCTTTCTGGTATGTAGGTTTGCGTACTGTATGCGCCAGTAAGCTCAATAAAAATCAATGCCTCGGCTCCACTATCCCGGAAAGTCTTTATCCACTTGATTTCAGAAAGCTCTCTTGTTGGCGGGAAAACGTCAAGGCCTCTCTTGCATGCAACGCCAACAAGAGAGAGTTTGTCGCACATCCTTGATTCCAGGAAGTCTCTATCTGTAAGGCTTTTGAAATTCGTAATCACCACGAATGAGCTGTACTTGGTATCAGAAAATTCAGGATCTTTATAGGCGCTCATGTTTGTAGATGCGCAGCCTGCTAACATCATGACTAGCGATAATACTAATAATCTCATTTCGACCACCCTTGGTTTATCAATAAAATACTGAGTGCCAAAACACTCGCCCAATGATTTTAATCTCTACAGCCTGCTCCTTAGAGTAGCTCTCATCCTCGTACTCTTCACTATTAAAGCTTTTAATTCTAACTCCGCCGCCAGGTATGCGATAAAGGTATTTAACGCGCAGCATGCCTCCGTGATCAATCGCATACATCTTGCCGTCCGTGATGCTTATTTTTGATGTGTCTATGCCGACCGTAGAGCCATCCGGCAGCACTGGGCTCATGCTGCTACCGGTGACTTTTACGCAAACTGCATTATTTATATCGACATTGCAGCGCCTTAAGCTGGATTTAGAGAAGCGCATTTTTTGATTGTAATTTACTTGCGCCTCGCATACGCCATTGCCAGCCGAAAGCTCAACTTCTTCAAGAAGCGGCAGATCAACATCATCCTCGCCTAGCGGTGTATTGCTATCCCATAAATATAAGTCGTCAGTTCGCTCACCATTGGGCTCGTGCTGCGTGCGACCGCTCCCAGGTGGCTGCGCTAACTCCTCGGCAAGATTAGGGCTGAAGTCGGAAACCTTAACTCTTAACCCTTTCGCAAACTTAATAGCTGCAGCAAGGTTTAGCGGGGTTCTAGCGTTAAGGTACTGCCATATCATCCCTTGGGAGCCAATTTTAAACTTATCACCGAAGGCCTCCTGGCTAAGCTCTGACCGCTCAGAAAAAATCTTCTTCAGTCGGTAGGCGTCATCAACCTGCCACTTGTCCATTTTTCTCTTCTCTTTTTTCATGGTGGCAATAATAAGCTCTACTATTAATTAGTCCACTAGCGTTGCTATTGACGGTTTAAATAGGTATCCTAGTGGTTACTAGTTTATAAACTAAGGCGAAACACATGGACTTGCAGACTTATCTCCAAAACACAGAGACAACCCAGAAAGAGCTAGGGGCCAGAATCGGGGTGTCCCAGGGCTTAGTTTACCAATGGCTAACGGGGCGCACGCGCATAACCGCCGAAAGGGCCATCGAGATCGAAAAGGCAACAAGCGGCCAAGTAACGCGCAAAGAACTGCGCCCAGAGATTTTTTAAAACGCAATAAGCAAACGGGGACAACCATGACCATAAACACCAAAGACCTAAACCATAACGACATGCGCCCAAGATTCGACGACGAGACCTACGAGCGAATCCTCCAGGAGGCCGACCGATTGGCAGTAAAGCCAAATGTTTACCTTCGTATGATCGTTAAAAAGACCCTTTCAATGCCCGATCAAGAGCGCCGCGAAATGCTATTTAAAATCTACTAAAAACTGAAGGGACTAAGAGGATGGAAAAGGATAGCACCATAATAGATGGGCAATTCTACACGCCCGAAGAAAGGCAATTTATTTGTGATTTCGCTGAGATGAACGGCGTCTCTTTTGATTGCGCTGAAACCATGATTGCAAAACGTTTTTTTGCCGCGAATAGGGACTCTCAGGAAATGAAAAACCCTTCTGAGGACGCGCGAGGCGAAAATAAGTAATGGCTAATTCTGCGCCTTATTTCCCATTTTACGCTGATGACTGGCTTGATGATGAGCGCATTTTTGATATGAGCCTTGAGTGCGAAGGTGCTTATATAAGAATTCTAGCGGCAATGTGGAAACGGGATGGCATGCTCCCGGACAAAGAAAATCTGTGCTGCAATATCCTTCGATGCAGACCCGCAAAATGGAAAAAAATCAGGAAAACATTGCTCGATTCTGGCGTAATTCAACTGGAAAACGAACGTCTTTTTAACGAAAGACTGACACAAGAGTTACAACTTTTTAACGAAAAGTCTAAGAAAAATGTTGAGAACGCAAACAAACGGTGGAGCAAAGAAACCAAAACCGAACCTAAAAAACCCTTTAAAAACAACGAAAGCGATAATGCGACCGCATTGCCAGCGCAATGCCATACAGATACAGATACAGATACAGATATATATAAAGAAAAAGAAAAGGGAAAAGAAAAAGCTCCGCGCAAGCGCTTCACCCCGCCCACGGTTTTCGAGATCAAAAATTACATGGCCGAGCTGGATCGCGGCGACGAAACCGAGGCCAGTAGATTTTTTGATTTTTACGAATCCAACGGCTGGCAGGTCGGAAAAAATAAAATGAAATCCTGGCCAGCGGCGGTTCGCACCTGGCTGGCTCGCACCGAAGCAATCCCGATCAAACCGAAACCAAAAAAATCACCACACGACCTGAGCAAAATCGACTACGGCGAATCAAGGAAATTTTGAAATGTTTAATCACATCCTGAAATCCAATAATAATTTTTTGAGCGCCAAGCCTGAGCCAAAAATTCTCACCTGCGAGATTCACGGCGAGTACTCAAGTCGATCAACGCAAGTTATCGATAAATTTCTCGAGTTCGATAACTGCGAAAAATGCTACGAGATTTTAAAGGTTGAGCGGGACGAAAAAGCCAAGGCAGATCGAAAGCTAAGGGCCGCCATGAGCTTTAAAACGCGCAAGCATAACTCTGGCATATCCAACCGATACTTTGATGCTTCGCTTGACAACTTGGCCCCCTGTAGCGCGCAACAAGCTCGGGCCATTGATTACCTGAGAGTGTATTCATCAGAAATTATGGCCGGAACAGCTTCAAACAGCGTAATCATAACCGGCGGAGTCGGCACCGGTAAAACCATGATGGCAAGCGCTTTAATTAATTCGATTGTCGAGCGAAAGCAGTGCGAGATTATCAAATGCATTGATTTGATTCGGAGCCTAAAAGCCACCTGGAACAGAAACAACGAGCAAACAGAAAAAGAAATCATCGAGAAATACACCCAGCTAGATCTTTTGGTGATCGATGAAGTGGGCGTTCAGTTTGGATCTGACACAGAGAAAATGTTTATTTTTGATGTTATCGATGGCCGATATGAAAACGCCTTGCCCACGGTTTTAATCTCAAATCAGCCAATGAATAAGATTTCCGAGTTTATCGGGGATAGGGTGGTGGATAGATTGAGACAAGGCGGAGGAGAGCTTTTTGTACTCGATGGCGAGAGCGGGAGAAAGTAACGCTTTATCATTTTCGTGACGCCACGAAATAGATATGGGGTCAAGATTAGATGTTTTTAACGGCACTATTAAACGTAATTAATTAAACCAAGAGGAATACCGAAATGCTAGAAACCACCGACGAGAAAATGGAAAATGAAATCGTAACACTTGGACTTACTGCGCCACGCATAACGCTTGAGGCTATAGAAGCGCTAATGGCTCGCGTTCAATACAAAGTTCACGTTGTGGAAGGCACGACAACGACACAGGCTACCGCAATGCTTGATGGATTCACTCTGTCTATCGGGCAAACTGCCTGCGTTGATCCGACCAATTTCAATGAAGAGCTTGGTCGCAAATACGCGATCATTGATGCTGAGTACAAGGCACAAAAAAAGCTATGGGAGTTAGAAGGCTACCGACTCAAATTCTCGCCTTTTGTAAGCACAGCAGAGAAGATCGCCAAGGTGGCACACGAGATTAATGCCGCCTTCTGCCTTGCCTACGGGGACGCTTCCCAACCCTCATGGAGCGAGGCCCCAGAATGGCAGCGGGAATCTGCAATTAACGGCGTTAAGTTTCACCTTGCCAATCCTGACGCCAGCCCAAGTTCAAGCCATGATAATTGGCTCAAAGAAAAGCGAGAAGCCGGGTGGGTTTACGGTGAAATAAAGAATCCTGAAGCTAAAACTCACCCGTGTTGCGTGGAGTATCACGAGTTGCCGCCAGAGCAAAAAGCAAAGGATTACCTGTTTAAGCAGGTGGTGCACAGCTTGGCAATAAACAAGAAATGACCGAAAACTTCACAATAAACAGCGCTCCTAGCCTCTTGGCATTCAATAAGAATGTCGAGAAGCTGTTTAGCAAGCACAGGTATTTAACGTTCAGCGCTCCGCGTATCGGCGCTGATAGATCGTTAAATCAAAATGCGCTATTTCATGTCTGGTGCACTGAGTACGCCGCATACTGCGCAAGCATTACGAAAAAAGAAGTCTCCAAAGGGTTATTGGTTGGCATGAAGCGGATCGTTAAAAAGCGGTTCACTTCGTCGCATCCTCATTGTTACGGGTGGATGGTTCATGAGGTTATTAATCCATTCACCGGCGAAACAAAAAAGGATTACACGAGCTCGGCCGACTGGAAAAAGGGCGAAATGTTTCTAGTTTTAACCTGGCTGCAAATGCTTGCTGCAGAAGATGGACTGATATTAGAAAGCAAAGGCGAGTTTGCGAAATTGCAGCGAGAGCATAACGGGGAATGATGGCAAGCAAGCTGGAGTGCAAGCAGTGCAAAGAATGGTTTCGGCGCGAGGCAATGATAAAGCTGCCGAGGGGCCGATTTTGCACTATGGATCACGCTGTACTGTTCGCCCAGTCTGCGCAGAAAAAAAAGGCAGAACGAGACAAGGCAAAAAGAGATAAGCAGCTCAGGCAGCAGCACAGAGAGCAGAAGGAAGCCATCAAGACAGACAGGCAATTACAAGCCGAGGCCCAAGCATCTTTCAATAAATGGATCAGAGCCAGGGATTATTTTGAGCCGTGTATTAGTTGCGGCAAATCCAAAGAAGAAATCGAGGCCACGCAAGGCTGGAAAGTTGGTGGATGCTGGGACGCAGGTCACTTTAAATCACGCGGGGCAAAGCCTCAGCTTCGGTTTAACGTATTTAACGTCCACAAGCAGTGCAAGTCATGCAACGGCGGAGGCGGCAAGTTCTCCGCTAAAGCCGCGACCGTTGATGCGCAATACGAAGTTAATCTCATAGCCAAAATAGGACAAGAGAAAGTTGACTGGCTAAAGAATAACAACGACATAAGAAAATTTGATGCTGATTATTATCGACGAATAAAGCGCATTTTTAACAAAAAATATCGGGTTCAGGTTAAGCGTAACGAGAAGACCAAGGGGGCATCATGAGCATTCACTTGTACCGGGTTGGTAATTTCAACGATGAGATACAAAAAATCAAAGTCCGTGGTTTTACGCCAAGCCGCATAGCCAGGCTTTCTGAGGGCGGCGGAACGTCCGGCACGCATAGATGTAAGACCGCCCTTGGCCAATGGTTCGTGACGGAGCCAGATGCGGAAAAGTTTATTAGTGAGCGAAAAGCAGCAAAGGAGCGCGAGCAATGTATGTAGGCGAAGTCGATAAAGATGATTTGATTGGGGAGCAATTCGGATTTCTTGAGGTTTTATCATTCAAGATCGGAAAGCTGGGTGGCGTAAAATGTTTGTGTAAATGCAAATGCGGGAGTGAAGCAGAGGTAACTTTGTATAATTTATGCAATAAAATTTACACCTCTTGCGGATGCGCATCTAAAAAGCGGGGAGATCGACCTAAAAAGCACTATGTCAGCCCTGCAGAACAAATGCTTGCGCGCCCCGACCATTTAAAGCGGAATCACCCATTATACAGGGGGTAGCGAATGGAAATTTCGACAACCAAAGAAACTACCGAGGAATTGCTTTTTGAATGGGGGCAGTGGGCCAGAGAAAACCCAGGTGTATCGCTAAGCTACCCGTCAGAAACATCTTTTGCTAAAGAAATGGCGCGCAGGCGCATAATGCCGCCATCTTCTATTAGCCACAAAGATGCGCTTGATGTTGATTCTGCAGTATCAGCTATAAAAAATTCAGATGCCCTGCTAAATGAAATTTTGGTGAATTATTTTTTGATTCGCATGGATATTCGATCCATCGCCAAGCAGCTTGGGCGCGGCAAAACAACAACCAAAAACATCAAGGATCAGGCGGTCTGCAAAATAGATGGCATTTTATTAGGAAAAAAGTTGTGTACGGACAAAAACCCGTGAATACTGGCAGAGTTAGAGTTGCTCACTAACATGGTTGCTCCCTCAAAAAGGCTCACTTCGGTGGGCCTTTTTTTATGCCTGAAATTCAATGCTCTGGATAGCTAAAAATGTACACACCAAAGTATTTTAGTTATTTCGAGCTAGTACCAAAGTACACGTATGACAATTACCACCAAGGGATTTTAAAGGGCTTAATGGACGAGCGGGTATTGATTACCGCCGATGCGCTACGTTCACGATACGGCCCCGCAACGGTAAATGACTGGAATTTTGGTGGCAAAAATCAATATCGCGGGTGGCGGCCGATGGGCTGCGATGTCGGTGCCACGCTTAGCCAGCATAAGTTTGGCCGGGCTTTAGATATGACGTTTGAGAACATCAAGGCGGAAGAGGTCAGGCAGGACATATTGGATAATCCAGGCTCATTTCCTCTTATTACGTGCGTAGAAGGCAATGTTAGCTGGCTCCATTTTGATGTGCGTAATTGCCAACGAATTAAAGTATTTAACCCATAGGATAAAAAATGGAACAGTTTCTCGCTTATTTAGATAATTTTCTTGCTGCTGCCAGCGTGGCTTTGGGCTATGCGGTCATCATCCTGCCGTTTTTAATCGGTGTTTTGCCACGAATCATGGCGTTTCGTGCTACTGCAGAAAACACGTTTGAACATGGCAGTAAGCCGGATGAAGTGATCGAGTTTATTTATAGCAAAATCGATTTTATCGACGACTACGTGACGCCTGAAAACGCTGAAAAAGTGGAAAAGCTTAAAGACAAATTGGACGGGTATCGAAAATATGAAGACGTGGATAGCCCTGATACAAGGCCTGGTTAAGCTTTTTGGCTCTTATCGTGAGTATAAGAAAAAAAAGCAAGACGAGAAAACCAGTAAAGAGCTTCAGGAAAAGTATCGCCGCATTGCTGCTGATAACGATGCTGCCATGGCTGAGCATTTCGGGCTGCGCGACAAGGCCAGCGGCCACGGGGCCATGCCTGGCGATAAAGCCAATGCTGAACGAAAGGCCGACGACAAGTAACGGCTACACAACACTCCTGGCCTCTGATATGGAAAACATCATGGTTTACATAATCTCTCTTGAGCAGTGCGCAGGGGTGTCGGAGTGAATAAAGTGCTGGTAGATAGTGATTTCCATGAGCCGATTTTAGAGCGAATCACAACTTGGGCTTCATACGGAATTAGCGGCGGACTAACGGTGTCTGGGATGACTTCACAAGAGCTGTATTGGTTGTTTGGTATTTTTCTAGGGTCTGCAACGTACCTCACCAATTTATATTTCAAGATAAAGAGCCTTCAGCTCCAAAACGAAGCAAACAAAAAGGAAATAGACAAGTGAAAAAATTCATGTTCGCGTTTTTATTGCTGGCGCTTACCGGGCTGGCGAGTGCTGAAACGGTTTTAACAATAAGTATTGAGCCTATTGTTATCAAGGTTACCCCTGGCGATGATTGCAGGCCAATCACTTGGAAGGCACCAACTGAACGCGAAGACGGAAGCGCACTGAAACCCGAAGAAATAGGCAGTTACACGATATACGCTGGACTGGAGCCTGGGGTTTATACGCATCAGGTAGAAGTTACCGGTGCGACAGAGGTGGAATGTAGCGAGTTTGGCTTTAAAGAGTCAGGCAATTATTTTATCGCAGGCATAACAACTGATACGAATGGCATTCATAGCGAACTATCGAATGAAATAAGTAGAGAAATCAATCCGGTCAACCCTCCAAAAACCATAATGTTTTCTGGTGAAGTGGTTATTAACTAGCATCACTCATGAAGGCTAAAAAACTCTCGAAAGAGCAGCTTGAATTATCAAAAGGGCTGACTGACTTACAGCGCAGATTCGTTGTTAATCTGGTCTCTGGGATGACCCAGAGGCAGGCGTACATAGAAGCTGGCGGGCGAGCAAAAACCCCTGGGGCGCAAGACAATTCCGCAAGCGTAATGCTAAGCCGGTCTAAGGTAAGGGCTTTTTACGATTCTTTGATTGAAGAAGCTCAGTCTAACGCCGTAATGACCAAGGAACAGGCCCTAGTTCGCCTCACGCAGTCCGCTAAAGTGACAATGAAAGATGTGTGCGACTTTAGGAATATACAGGTAGGCGAGGACGAGAATGGCGACCCTGTCCACCAAACGGTTTGGACAGTAAAAAACGCTGAAGATATTCCAAGTCACATTGCGGCCTGTATTAAATCGGTATCTATCACGAGAGAAGGCCCCAAATTAGAGCTTTACGATAGCAACTCATCTATTAAGCAGTTAAGCGACATGCTGGGCTGGGCGCTACCCACAAAGCCCACCGTGCCCGTTGTGCAGTTTGATTTTAAGGCCGGAGCAACCCCAAGCGAGCAAGCCGCCCAAATTATTAGCGAGGCGGCGCGCGGCAAGATTGCCCCAGATGTCGCCCAAATGTTTATCAGTAGTATTTCATCAATGTTGAGGATTGAGGAGCTCACTGAGATTGCTGCTCGCCTGGATGAGATTGAAAAAATGATGGATATATCAGGTGGCTAGCTCTCTAAAAAAACGGCTAGACCGGGTTGAGCCCCTTGCCAAGGCGAGTACAGGCAAGCTGGAGAAATCAGTTTACGGCGTTGTTGATAAGGTTGTTTATGGTCAGCCAAACGTAATAAGACGATGGAAAGGCACTATTGGCAACATGGTTGCTACCGACGAAGAGCCAACCATTTACCTGGCTGAAAAATTAGAGCCGGTAATCCTTAAGCATAAAAAATACAAATGCCTGTTTGGCGGTAGGGCCGCAACCAAATCCATATTCGCAATGGATGCAATGATTGGCGAGGTCAATTCGAACGGCTCTGGGGTGTTTTGCTTACGTGAGCAGATGAAGTCCTTGAGCCAGTCGATTTATAAAGGGATTAACGGAAGGATTTCGGCTTTAAAGCTTGCCGGTTTTAGGCCCATTGAATCCAAGTGGCGAGTTAGTCACGTTAATGGCGGGATTATTTCATTCGGCGGCCTGCGCAACGTTGAAGACATGAAGTCGCTGTTTGAATATAAGTATTTCCTGCTTGAAGAATCTGCAAACACATCGCAAATGGCAATCGATACGCTGGGCCCAACATTAAGGGGCGTGCCCGGCGCTGAACTTTGGTATTTATGGAACCCCAAGAGCGCCAACGACCCAATGAGCCTGGAATTCATTACTCCGTACCAGGACGCGCTGGATAGAGATGGTCTTTACGAAGACGAATTTCACCTAATCATCAACCTCTCGTTTCGAGACAACCCTTGGTTTGAGGGCGATGAAGCGCTGACCACTGAGTACAAAAAAGATAAATCAAAGCGCGACAAAGGTTTAATGAGTAAAGCCCGGTTCAATCACATTTGGAATGGTGAGTTCAGTGACGACATTGAAAACTCGCTCATTGAAGAAGATTGGTTTGATGCTTGTGTCGATGCTCACATTAAACTTGGATTTGAGCCCAAGGGGGCAAAGATTGCCTCGCACGATGTTGCCGATGTAGGCGGAGACGCCAAAACCTTGGCCATACGGCACGGTGTTGTTTTCACCCACATGGAAGAGATTCAAGCAGCCAACGGCAATGATGCGTTTGATTATGCGTGCGGTGAAGCGCTGAAACAAAATATTGACGTGTTTGTTTGGGATTGTGATGGCATGGGTGCACTACTAAGAAACCAGGCTGCGACCAATTTCAAAGGAACGAAAATCAATTCAGTGATGTTTAAGGGATCTGAAGGCGTGCACAACCCCGAGGCGATCTGTGAAGCCAACGAGTTCTACGGCATGCACGGCAGCAAAACAAACAAAGATGTGTTTAAAAACAAGCGGGCTCAAAATTACGTTGCCATTGCCGAGCGATGCCGAAAAACGTATGAAGCGGTTGTTCACAAAAAGTATTCAGACCCCGATGATCTAATTAGCTTCTCAAGCGACATCAAGTGCCTGGCTAAGCTCAGGTCTGAATTATGTCGACTACCAATAAAGCCCAATGCGACAAACTCTATTGAACTTTATTCGAAGCAAGAAATGCGGAAAGGAATATTAATGCCAGACGGCTCAAAGCTGCGAATTCCTTCGCCCAACCTTGGTGATGACGTAATGATGTCTTTTGATAACGGGTGCATTATTAATAATATTATGACATTTAAGTCACCTCAGCCCATTCGCCCCATGGGACGTAGATAATGCTTGAGCTAAAAGATATAAAGCGCCTGCATGACAAGGCGTATATCAATGGGCAGACTACTCGCGAGCGCGCCGCTGATGACATGACGTTCTACTGGGTGACGCAATGGGATGATGCTTTGCTTGGCGATTCTTCGTTAGCGTATCGCGGGGAGTTTAATGTTTTGCGTAAGGCTGGTCGGCAGATTATTGGCGATTTAAGAGCAAATCCAATTCAGATAGATTTCCAACCTACGGATGATGATCGCGAGGATGGCGCTGATTTAATTGATGGCCTGTACTTATCCGATGATAGGGTGAATACCAGCCTAGAGTCCTACGAGAACGCATCTGCTGAAGCCGTAGTGTGTGGCGTGGGAGCATGGGAGCTTTACACCAAATATGTATCAAATAGGGCGGGCAACAAGAACCAGGTTATTCGACGCCGCCCGATCTATGAAGCCAACAACAAATGCTTCTGGGATCCTAATGCAAAATCACTGGACAAGTCTGACGCAAAGTACGTCTCATTGTTAACGGCTTACTCGTACGATGGTTACCGGGAATTAATTAAAGAAGAAACCGGCAAAGATATTGGCGAAAAAGAAAACTACAATTTCTCATCATTTGCACAGCCAGAGCATTCTTATACTTACCCGTGGGTTCAGAGCCAGAATGAAGTCATTTATGTGGCCTCCTTCTACCACAAGAAAAAAGTAAAAGATAAAGTATTTACCATGATGGATCCGCTGGGTCAGCCTTTAATGCTGCTGGAATCTGACCTGGTTGATCACATGGATGAGCTGATTGATGCTGGTTACACCATAGATGAAGAGAGAAAAATTACCCGCTGGCAGGTTACCAAGTACATTGCTTCTGGCGCTCAAATTATTTCTGATTACGTTATCGCAGGTGAAAACCTTCCTGTTGTGCCGACCTATGGTGAGCGCGCATTTGTTGAGGACGAGGAGCATTACGAAGGCGTCACGCGATTGGCAAAAGACCCTCAGCGCTTACGCAATTTCCAGTTAAGTTATTTGGCGGATATTACTTCAAGGTCACCAAGACCCAAGCCCATCTTCTACCCTGAGCAAATCTTGGGGCATGAGCACATGTACCAGGAGAACGGGGCTGATTCCAATTTTCCATACAATCTGCAAAACAGAACAACGATAAATGGGGAGCAGCTGCCTATCGGCCCAGTTGCCCAGATGCCAGAACAACCGGTGCCGACCTCATTAGTCGCATCAATCGAGCTATCCAAGCAGGCCGTTGAAGATGTCGCAAACCCAGGTTTGCCACAAGATATTGCCGACCCTGATTTATCCGGTAAAGCTGTTAACGCACTGCAAAACCGCCTTGATCAGCAATCCATTGTTTACCAGCAAAACCTCAAGCATGCCAAGCGCCGCGATGCTGAAATTTATGCATCCATGGCATCCAGTGTTTACGATGCGCCCAGGAAGGTATTGCTAACTCTGCCCGATGGAACAACAAAATCATCAGAGGTAATGGAATCAATTCAGGACGAAGAAACCGGCGAAATGCTAATCCTGAACGATATCACCAACATGGAATTCAATGTATTCGCTGAGATTGGCCCCAGCTACTCAACGAAAAAAGAACAGACTATCGAGCAGTTGAGCAGCATGGCAGCGGCAGTTGCTCAGGTTGATCCGGCATTGATGAAATTGTTAATCCTGAAGCAGGCCACATTAATCGACGGCGTTGCTTTTGATGATATTCGTGATTATGCCCGTAAGCAGTTAATTCTTAGCGGTGTTGTTGAGCCCGAAACCGACGAAGAAAAAGAAATGGTCGCCCAGGCACAGCAAGGACAGCAGCCAGACCCAATGATGGTTGCCGCTCAAGCCGAAAATAAAAAGGCAGACGCTCAAATAATGCGCGAGCAGAGGCAAGCTCAAGTCGACCAGGCTAAAGCACAGAACGACCAAGGCAAATTACAGATTGATATATTCAAAGCCGAAACAGACCGCGCAAATGTGGAAGTTGCGGCGCAGAAGGCCGGCGCTGATATTGAATTTATAAAGCATAAATCACAAGGCCAGCAAATCGACAACGCATTCAAAATAACCCAACCCACCAGGTCGAACGGGTCATTCCGCGCAAGGGTTAACCAAACTTACTGACGCCGACAGGTCAAACGGCAATCTTATCTGTGAGATACACAGAGTTATCGCTATTACCAAACGCGAGGCTAGACCATGGCTGAAAAAACACTAGAAGAACTGAAGGCTGAAAACGCCGAAGCAGAAGCAGGCGCTAACCTTCCTCCGCAGGCGGGCAAAGAAGACGCTAACGCAGACGCGATTGATGGCGACCCGGAAGTAAGCGACGAGGATTCAGGCGATAAGCCCGATGGCGATAAGCCAAATGGCAATGAGTCTGACGGCAGCAAGCCAAATGGCAATGAGCCTGATGCGGAAGCCTCCGAAGGCGAACCCGGCGATTCTGATATTGAAGACTGGATGGACTCTGGTGAAGAACAGTCAGCTGATGAAATTCCTAACGCCGCATGGAAAGGTGCCCGAGAGCATTACAAAGGGAAACTTTCTAAAGCGAAGGAAGAGCATAACGCCGAAGTTGATAAGCTAAAAGCCAAAGTTGCCGAATTGGAAAACGGCCCGCCACCCGCGAAACAGCTTAACCGCCCTAAGCGCGAAGACTTTTATGAGCATGATGATCCTGATGAAGCTTATCTAGAGGCATTGTCAGATTTCAACATGGAAAAAAGCTCAGCGAAGCAGGCGGCCCAAGCCAAAGAAGCCGAAACCAATCGGCAGCAGCAGGCGCTTTTAGAAGAAATTAATACCGGCGTTGATCAGCATTACGAGCGCGCAGTCAAGCTTTCGAAAGAAAGCGGAATCAAGGCGGAAACATATCAAGCTGCAGATAGAACGGTGAGGGCGTCAATTGATGCCATTGTTCCGGGCGGCGGCGATGCTGTGACCGATAAGCTTATTTCAGATTTGGGTGCAGGCAGCGAGAAGGTTTTTTATAGCCTTGGCGTTAATGCCGACAAGCGCACAAAACTGCAGAATTTGCTTACCTCTGATTCCAGCGGGCTTAAAGCCGCCATGTATCTTGGTGAGCTTAAGGCCCAATTGAGCGCGCCTCAAAAACGAAAATCGAATGCACCGAAACCCGCGCCGCATCTAGAAGGCGATGCTGCTGGCGGAGATGAGCACAAAGCTTTGAAGAAAGCGTACGACAAAGCGAGTGCTTCGGATGACACGCAAGCAGCTTTCGACGCCAGAATGAAGGCGCGCAAAGCCGGTGCCAATGTAAGTAATTGGTAATTAGGAGATAGCCCATGGCTAGCACAGGAAAGATTGCACAAGTTCTTTTTGAGAACGCTATTGAAACGCACGAGCATGAAGAAGCGATGCTCGGCTTGGTTGATTATCACGAGCCCGATCCCGAAGCGATGCAGAACGGTGAAAACTTCGTGTGGCGACCAGCTCAGCAACATGCCCCAGTTATATCTGGATGGGATTTGACCGGCAAAGAGCAAGAAATCATCGAGGAGACTTACCCGGCTGTATTGGGCACTCCTTCAAACGATTTCGTTGAGCAGCGCGCAGACAAAATGCGCGACCAGCGGTTCTGGGAGGATCGCGGGAAAGAGTCAGGCAGAAAGCAGGCAACGGAGCTTAATCGAGCCATTGCCGCTGCTATGGCGACACAGGGGTCGCTTGTTATTCGCTCAAACGCAACCAGTGGCTATAACTTCGTATCGGAAGCTCAGGCGATAATGAATGAGCGCCAAGGCATGAATAATAAGCGTTGTTTCATGCTGAATGACCGAGATACAAAGTTATTCTCCAGCGACCTTGCTGCGCGCCAAACACTCCAGGGGCGACCTGAGAGCGATGCGTGGAGCAAAGGGCAGATTGGCGCAAATATAGCCGGATTCGATGTTTTCACAGGTTCGTTCCTGCCCAATCTGGCTGGCGGAGCTAATCCGGCGACAACCGTAACGGGCGCTCAATCCTTTAAGCCAGAGGGTGGGTCTGTTGACGCGACAACCGGCGTTGTAACGAACGTGGATTATCGCTCAGCAACAATTCCTGTCGCGGCATCAGCGGGGTATAACGTTGGCGACAAGGTAACGTTTGGAGCAATTCAATCTGTAGGTCTGACAGACAAGGTGGCAACCGGGCAGCTAATGACGTTCACCGTTGTTGCCAAGCCAACCGGCACGTCAATCACTGTCTATCCTAAACCCATTGCGGCAGATGATGCGGCCTTGACCGAGACCGAAAAAGCGTATGCCAATATTAATACCACTATCGCCAACCTGGACACTGTTGACCGTGTGAACATTGATGCGACCAACAAGTCTAATTTGTTTTGGGACAAAGAGGCTGTCGAAGTGCTTGGCGGAACCATTCCTGCCGAATTGTTCAAGCAGTTCAGCGGAATGAAGGTTATCAGTCACACCATGAAAAACGGCCAGAAAATGTACATGGTTTACGATGGCGACATTGCAACCATGACCTTTCGTTACCGTTTATTCACCTGGTATGGCATCACCATCAAAGACCCATCGCGGGTTGGCGTGGGCGTAACCTACTAGTATTAGCAAAATTAGTAGTAAAACCAGAAAGGGGCTTAACGGCCCCTTTTTTATTTTAATCCGGAGAAGAAAAATGGCTACATGGCTTCATAAAGATGGGGAAAAAGAGCTGGTTGATCCAGCTCACGTACCTCAAATGCTAAACGCTGGTTGGTCTGCATCCGAACCATCGAATGATGATTCTGATCAAGAGCATGAAAAAGGTGATACTGATCAAGATCAAGATGATGACTCTAATGCATCCGAACCATCGAATGATGATATTCGTGAAGCCGCCAAGGCTGCTGGTATCGACAAATGGGATACCAAGCGCATTAGTACACTCAGGTCGGAACTAGGTTATGACGCTTAAGAGCGAAATAATAAACGGCGCTTATTCTCGGATGCGGGTTTCGGGCCTGACTGTTCAGCCTACGCCTGAGGATAACGCTGTTGCTCTTGATCGCCTTGAAGATTTGGCGGAAGAGTTGCGCGCGAACAATGTATGCGTTGGCTACAATTTTGAAGAAACCCCAGGCTTAAATAGCTTCACCAATATCGCTCGCAAATTTAAGAGCATGCTGGAAACAAATCTTGCTGTGCGGCTATGCCCTGATTTCGGCAAAGACGTGCCGCTTGCATTAGCATCAATTGCGTCAGGGGCTCTTTCTAGCGCCGCATCCATTACGGCTAGTAAAAGCATTCAGCAAGTGCAGTACCCGCAAAGAATGCCACTGGGCAACGGTAATTCAAGAGGCGGTCGGCATCGCCGCTACCAATCTCCTTCGGCATTACCTCCAAACGAGTGCGCCACCAAAATAATAGAAATCGGGGAAATTAACGATTACAAGGAAGATTTTTCTTCTTACCTTTCTGGCGAGGCCATCAGCTCCTATGCGATTACAGCGGATGCAGGCCTTAATATTGAATCTGACTCTAATGATGACCCGGTTATCAGTTATCGCATTAAAGCCAGCAGCAACGCAACGGAGGGCAGCTGGCAGCAAGTGAAAATACAAATCACTACTGATGCTGGGCGCGTAGAAATCAGAGTGATAAATTTTGATGTTCGCTCAGTACCGGCGGTGACTTAATGCCACAAAAGAGCCTATCAATACCGATCATCAAGGGCGACTCAACCGTAAAAAATGCAGACTATCGGGATTTATTGCCGGTAAATTTTACAGCGGTAGCGAAGGATATCTTGGGCGCCAGTGGGTACTTGTTATCTCACCCAGGTCTAGTTTTTCATGGAGCTGGTGTTGGCGTTGATCGCGGCGGGTACTGGAATGAAAGGCAGGGTAATCATTACCGGGTATCTGGAGGCAAGCTAATCAGCGTGGAAGCTGATGGCAGTATTTCCCAGATTGGCGATATAAGCGGCTTAAAACGGGCATCAATGGCCCATTCATTCAACACGCAATCAGTTGTTGCTGATGGCAAGTGGTGGCGCTATGACGGCACCACGCTCACGCAAAGCACTGACTCTGACTTGGGGTCTCCCATCGATCACACATGGATTGATGGTTATTACTTTTTTACAGACGGCGAATATTTATTTCATACAGATATTTTAAATGAAGCGAGTATTGATCCGCTAAAATTCGCTACATCTGAATTCTCGCCAGATCCAACGCTTGCTGTTGATAGGACGTCAGACAATCAGATTATTGCTTTTAACCGATACACAACTGAATACTTCGTCAACCAAGCGACAGACAACTTTGCTTTTCGGCGCATCGAAGGTAAGGCCGTTAAGTGTGGCGTGGTTGGCACTCATTGTGAAACAGAGCTAGAAGGACAGTTTTATATTATTGGCGGCGGGCGCGAAGAGTCAGTCAGTATCCACGTTATTTCAGCTGGGACTTATAGCAGCATCGCAACTCGTGAAGTAACTAAGATTATTAAAGCTTATACAGAAGCTGAGCTTGCAGATGCCGTGCTTGAAACCAGGGTTGAAGATGAAGACAGGTTTTTAGTTGTTCGGCTCCCAAATGAAACGCTTTTATTTAATGCGACCATTGCCAGGAAATTAGGCAAAGAATACGCCTGGACAATTGTTAAATCTGGCGTGACTACTGATGAAAAATGGCGCGGCATTAATGGAGTTTTAGACCCCCGCCTCGGCTGGGTTTACGGGGACAATCAAAATTCAAATATTGGCCTGCTTGATGATTCGGTCGCCTCTCAATACGACGACATGGTTGAGTCAATATTTTACTCACCGATGATCGATCTTGAGGCGATAAGCATCGATCAGCTGGAAGTAAAAACCATTCCCGGCCACCAAATTAATACCGATGACGTTACCTGCGCGGTTTCGCTTACTTATGACGGGCTGTCATACGGAGCAGAGTGGTGGGCGCTGTATGGCCAGCAGTCGCGCTACGGGACTCGATTTATTCTTAATCGTCTCGGCTATGTAAGTGAGAAGATTGGCCTCAAGGTGCGATGTGCATCAATCGAAAGACTGAATTTTACTTTTATCAAGCTAATGTATGGCTAATTTAAGCAGCGGTTTCACGCAAATATTTCTGACCTACAAAGATGTAAAAGATGCGAACCCCGATTGGTCAGATCGAATGATAGAAGACTATCTATCGTTAAAAAGAGACCTGGAAACAACTGCTGATTCGGCGGACGAAGTTCAGGAGTCTGAAGCCGAAGATGCGCCACTCATAAGGGCGCTAATTAATGACTTAAGAGCCCAGGTAGGCAGCGGCAACCCGCTCACATCTGATGAAACCGGCTTCACGGTCGATTCAGGTAAATTAACAGTAGATATGAACGAGGCGTAAGAATGGCTCAGCAAGTAATCGGCGTTGGCGCTGCCGCTAATGATCGCACTGGTGATACGTGGCGTGATGCATTTATTAAAGCCAATGCTAATTTTACAGAGCTTTATTCAAATCCATTAACCAACGTGGTTAATATAAATTCTCTGGCTGACTTTCCAGCCCCGGTTGGCGGGGTGATTGAATTAGTTCAAACGGCAGGCGTTCCGATTACATACATGATTGGCGCCCAAGATATCGATGTTTCGCCGAATGTTTTCACCATTACGGGTGGGGATGTGGCCATTGTGGGCCTGCATCGATCTGCATCAGGATTAACCACTACAGCTGCCGGAACAATGTTCACTTGTAGTAATGGATCATTCTTTCAAGATCTTATTGGTTTTACATGCCCTAATGCTAAATGGGTCGATTTCACAAATTCGCTAGGCGGGCTTAAGTCTTTAGTTGGTAGCGGTGTAGTGATTAGTGATTGTGACTCGCTCGGAACCATTGCGGGAGCTTATGCGACCATATTCCAGCTCCTAACCGTTGTTGATGCGCAAACAAGTGGTTTCACATGGACTGGAACCGCAAACGGTCAAATAAATATAACTGATTTTATTGGCATCAACTGGGCAGCCACGCTATTTGATTTAGGGTCAGCTACGTTTGATATTATTAATATTTCTGGTGATTGCCGTTTTACGGCCCCATTAGGCGCCACAACGATAAGCGGATTAACGGCTAGCGGAAATTTAAAAGCTGGAGGCAGGGCCAAAGTTGATGCTTGTTTATTCGAAGGTGCGGGGGCCGCCCTGAATAATATCGATACTTTGGATTTGCAGTGGGAATTTTCTGGGAATATTTTTGAAGACGGCGCCACCCTTAATACTCGCAGCTTGGCAGATTGCTATTTAACCTCGCTGGAAACGGTCACTATCAGCACTATCGGTGTTTATGTGGCGGTGGGCGGAGCCAATTGGACGTTTGATATAGATGATCGCTTTACCGTATCAGCAGCCGGAATAATCACTTATCTTGGTCTGGATAATGTTGAATTAATAATAACGTCTCAAGCCACTGTCGCAAAAGTTGGCGGCGGTGCCGACCAAATATGTTCAAAAATAGCACTTAATGGAACGGTGCAAGATAAAACAATAGGCTGCACTGAGAATGCAAGCCCTACTGGGGTGATCTCCCAAGGACTATTTACCTTATCGACTGGTGATACACTTCAATTGTTTGTCGGCAACGAAGATTCCACAGCTAATATTGAAGTCAGCTCATCCAGCATAATTGTGAGCGCATTACAGTGACAGACAAGGTTCTGGTATTTAATGCTCAAAGCGCTGCAGCTGACACGATTGAGAGCGTTTATGTTTCTCCCGCGACAGGGCGAGGCACAAAATTAAAATCTTTCACGGCATCAAACGATACAGCCACAAGCCAATCATATAAGGCTTATATCTACAATGCTGCTGGCGTTGCAGTGAGCCCGGTTATTCCATTTACTGTTGTCGTAAAAGATCGAGCTGATTACGGCGCGTCGATCATTGGTCAAGTTATCCCGGCTGGCGGCTCACTGAGAATCGAAAGCAGTAATGCTGCCGGGTTGAATTTTTACGTTACTGGGGCTGAGTTGTGACATTCACGCCGACCACAAGCAATTTGCAAAATGTCCCAACAAATAAGAATCACTTAACGTTCGTATGGTCTGGCCCTGGACGGATAATTTGCTCGTTTTCCCGTAAGGGCAATGGAGTTTCTGCGCACTTTTCGTCAAATAAAGCTGGGTTGCGACACCTAAAAAGCGCAATTAATGATTTTTGTGAGTGGGTGTTTGATTCATACAAATGGTGCCGAATGGTTTTTGCAATGATTGAGAAAGCGAGTGTCGAGCGACTTGTAAGAAAGTGTGGTTTCAAGCATTTAGCAAACCATGGCGCAGTAAAAATTTACGCAAGGGGAAGGTAATGGGCAGCGTTGCAGATGACGTGATAAAAGTAGGCTCGCTAGGCTTAATCGACACCGATTTTAGTGGTGAAGAAGCGGGCAAAAAGGCGCGACAAGCATCTATGCAAGGGGCGCAACTATCTGTTGATGCTCAAAGGGAGGCCCTGGAGTATCTAAAACAAAAAGAAGCTCTTCCTCAGCGCTATCGAGACCAGGCATTAGGTCAGCTTAGCGGCATGACCGGGCAGCCTATTGATCAGCAGGCCTTAATCAGCGAAGCCAAGGCATCCCCTTTGTACCAATCAATCATGGGCGGCAGGGAGGCGGGCGAGGAGGCCATAGCGAGAAATGCGGCAGCAACCGGCGGCCTTCGTTCCGGCAATACTCAAGACGCTTTTTACAAATACAATGCGCAGCTGGAAAACAAGGCGCTACTGGATTCCTACAGCCAGGCGGAAGCCGATCGATTAAACGAGCGGTCTTATGATACAAACATTCTGCAAGGCTTGGCTCAGCTTCCAAGCTACGCCCCTCAAATTGCGCAAGGCACGGCAAATATCGGCAATACTCTTAGCCAAGGCCTGATCGGTGGCGTGCAGTCGGATATAGCCGCTCAGAACGCAGGAATGAATCAGTTAATGGGTCTCGGTCAGCTAGGAGCAGCAGGCGCGATGGCTTTTTCAGACATGCGACTAAAAGAAAACATCAAACTCATTGATTCCAAAAATGGCGTAAATCTTTATTCCTGGGATTGGAATGACGAAGCGGCCAACGTTGGGCTATATGGTAGCTCTACCGGGTTTATGGCGCATGAGATCTATGAGATCAGGCCTGAGCTAATCGGCTTTAAAGAGGGCTATATCACAATCACATTACCCCAAGCGGAGGCCGCGTAATGCCGAATCAATTTTATATCGACCCAAATAAAGGGCGCGACCCTAATGCCGTTTCAAGTTTTAGTGATCAACTAACGGGCCTTGGCCAAATACTCCAGCAAAAACGTGACGAGACAGAAGTGAAGCAAAAAGAGGCGCAGCGACAAGAGGAAACGCAGGACGCTTTAGATAGCGGCGATCCAAAGCAAATAAGCGCCATCACTGCAAAATATCCAGAAACGGCAGCGGCGACAGAAAGAGCGTTTGGCATCACCAATAACCATACCAGAAAGCTTACCCAAGAATTAGCCGCCCAAGTAGTGAACGCCAATAGCCCAGACCAGGCGGCAGATATTATTGACCAGTATTTACCTCTGATGAGTGATGCTGGCGGAGAACCGTTGCATCTGACTAATGCTTTAATCGGTTTGCGCAACGGCACCCAAAGCCTCGAACAGGTGAAAAGTATTGCAATGATGCTTAGTCCTGAGCTTCTTAAAACTTCTCGAGCTGGCGGCATGGCGTCTGCAAAAACAGAAATATATCCTGACGGGACTGTTGTGCAGAGCTTGCCAAACAATACTTCTCAAGTTTTAGACCCGGCAGGCAACATTGTTACCGGCGAGGCCAGGAAGAAAACATTAAAAGATGCACTAAAGTCTAGATATGAAATGGCGGGCGGCAAGGCAGCAGCAGCAGCACAGGGTAAAGCTGACGTGGAGCTGGGAACGGCGGGCCCTATCGCTGCCTCAATTATAGAAAGCGAAAGGCCAGGGCGAGTACAAACAGAGCAGGAGATAGGCACCGCTAAATCAAATGTATCGAGGCTTAAAGTGCTTAAAGACTCGAATATAGGTCGAGCTGCCGCGCTAACCAAAGCAACAGGATTCCTTAAGGAATTTGAAAAAGGAGCAAAGAGCGGCGCAGGCAGGCATGCGGCGTCTTTTGTCCCAGGGGTCTACACAAGCCAAGGCCAGTTTGATGAAAAATTTAACGCTTTCGCAGAAGTAGCGGCAAGGCAAAAGCTAAAGGCATCAGGCGAAACCAGGCCTACGGATTCAGATGTTCAAGGCATGAAGCAGGCTATGTTCGGAGTAGGCCGAGCCGAAGAAGTGAACATAGCCCTTCTAAAGGAGTTTATAAACGAGCTTAACGCGGAGAATGCCGAGCTACAATCGTTGTTAGGACAGCTTTCGGGTAATCAATCAGAAGCAGCGGAAGCGGTGCCAGCGCCAGCCGAGCAGACGCAACGAAAAATAACAGTGGATTTCTAATGCCATACTCGATTGAAACAAAAGACGGAATAACGATAGCTAATATTCCTGATGATATCGCCTCTGATTCGGATATTTTGCGGCAGCGAGTGGCGGCAGAAAGAGCCAAGAGGAACGAAGAAGACGACACTACAGGTGGCGCAGTTGCAGCGGATGACATTACGCCACAGGATGCAGATAGCGGCGAGCAGGAACGAAGCAGGAGCATGGGCAGGGCCAGAACAAAGCGCAGCCCGACACCGCTAACAGTTAGACAGGATAGGCTCAATAAACTAGAAGAGCTGCGAGGAAGAAACCCTTATCTTGCCTCTGTCATTGACGATATGGGGACAGCAGAGCGGCTACTTGTTGGCACAGGAAAAGGGCTTTCAGATATTGCGCAAGCTGCTGGGTTAGGTGGTAAGCTTGGTATTCATGAAAACACTCAAGACGAAGAGCGATTATTTAAAGAGCTAAAAGACGTTAGCGGAGCAGCCGTTGCCGGTGAAATAGCCGGTCAAGCGCTGCCATTTATCCCGGCAGGCATTGGCGCGGGAGGTGTCGCCAGCTTGCCCGCTCGCGCAGCCACTACAGCAGCCATAGGAGGCCTAGAAGGTGCAGCAATCCCAGCAGGACAAGCAAAAGAAACAGCCGATATACTCGTGGGCGCGACTTTGGGCACTCTTATTGGCGGTGGCGCTGAACTTGCTCTGCCTATCGTTAATCGCCTTGGTCGTAAATTAATAAATAAAATAACAGGCAAAACGGCTGACGCTCTGACTCCAGAGGGGGCGATTACCAAAGAGTTCGCCGAAGCTTTAGACCAATCAAACACCAGCATTGATGACTTGATGGAGGCCGTTGACCTAGAGAGGGCGGCCGATGAAGTGCCGTATGCGGCTGATGATGTAGCTGCCAACCTTGGTAGAGAGAAGGCTTTTAAAGAGCTAGGGCTTGATGTGACCGAGGCGGAGAGGACTCGCAATACCGATTTGTTTGTTAAGCAGCAGGACGCATTTAGAATGTCTGGGCGCGTAAAAGACCTGGTTGAAAAACGCGAATTCCAATTAAATGAGCTAATCGGAACGGCTCAGCAGAATGCCAGAGCTGGCGCGACTTCTGCCGACACCCCTATTAATGCCGTAGTTAACAAATCCCTGTTTTTGGATGACGAGATCGGCGATCTTTACAAGATAGCAAGAGATCGGGCGGGCGAAGGAAAAAATATTCAGTTTAACCAAACAGCCGAGAAATTAAGAAGGCTTGCCCCTAGAAACACCAGATCAGAAGGAACGGTTCAGGCTCTACGTGATGAAATGGTTGAAATGGGCGTTTTAAATAAAAACTTCAAGCCAACCGGTAAAATTTCAGTGCAGCAAGCCGAAGAGCTTAGAATAATCTCAAATTCTCTTTTTGATGGAGCGAATCCAGTTGCAAAAGGGGTTATTCGGGAGTTTAAAGACGCGCTAGATGATGATGTTTTTCGTGCGACTGGGGACGATGTTTTTAAGTCTGCGCGGAAAGCAAAAACAAACTTTGAGCGCGGCCTAACCAAAAATAAATTGCATAAATTCGATACTAATAAAGTTTCACTTGTTCGGGACATGCTCAATAATAAAGTGGCTCCAGAGGACTTTTTTGACCGGGCCGTTAAAGCAAAATCACGGTATAAAGCTGCCGATCTTGTAGAGCTTAAAAACTACCTGCATGAAGGCACTCCAGAGCAGATACAGGCCGGGATAGCCGCCTGGAACAACGTCAGGGGCGATGCTTTAAGGCATATTGCCGACACAGCCTTTACGGGCGCAGAAACAAGACTGGGCACAAGAAGCTTATCAAGGGCCAAGTACAGCCAAGCGCTTAAGTCAATCGGCAGCGAAAAGCTTAATGTGTTATTTTCACCAAACGAGCGAGGCTTGCTTAATAAAATTGCAGCAGTGGCCGCGCTAAAAGAGCCGCCGCCTGGAACATTTACAGGAAGCGGCCCAAGCAGTCCTGCAATTAAGCTTGCCGAGCAAACCTTGTCATTAAAGCTCGGTATTATTTATGGCGCAATATCGGATGCTTTAATTAAGCCCATAAAGGAAAACGCAACAGAAAAGCAGGTTTTGAATATCATTGATGATCTCGCAAAGATTGAAGCCGACAATACTCGAAAAATGTTTGAAGTATTGCGAAAGTCACGCGCAATAGAAGGTGCGGTTTCAGCGGGTACAGCCGGAGCTATTGCGGCGACCGCTTCTAGTGAATAGATAACGTTAAAAAACGCAACCCCTTTAAAGGCCGCCATCCAGCGGCCTTTTTTTATGCCTGGGATATTTGAATTATGGCAAAGAACCTAGTACGACTACCAATGGATTATTTTGGCGACCCCACAAAAGGGAAGCCAGTGCCAAACGGCGATATCTATATCGGCGAGCCCGGTTTTGACCCAGGAATTCTTGGTAATCGGAAAAACGTAGTTCTACAGCAAGAAAATGGCACCGAGGTTACCATTCTGCCTGCTGGCCAGCCACTAAATACTGGGGCGGGTGGATATATTTTATATAACGGCTCACCGGTCACCGTACTGACGAGCGGAAGCTATTCGATAAAAGTAAACGACAAGCTGGGCGCGCAAAAATTCTACAGCGATAACGTCAGTGGATCACCAGGGACTGGCGATACCATCGCTGCAGTAGACACCATAGCGGAAATGCTCGCAGACCCATTTATGGAATTAGGAGATTATTACAGTTGCGGAGATTATGCAGATGGGAATGGAGCGGGAGAGTTAAAGTTTAAAGCTGTCCCTGCTGGTACTGGCACAGCAGACGGCGCGAGTTATTTCGATCACGATACGCTACCTTTGCAGCTTGAAAGAATATTTGATTCCATTGTCACTGCAAAAGATTTTGGTGCAGTTGATGGCGGTGACATTACCGACATTATTACAACTTTTATGGCCTCAGATATTGATGAGATTCACTTGGGGCCGCACTCATTTACTGGCAATGAAAATTGGCCGTATCAACCTACCGATGGAAAGAAGATAAAAGGCGTCAGGAACAGAACAACTCTTACTTATGTCGGAGCCGCCGGTACTTTAGGTAATGAAGTTGAATTTATCAAGTTGCGAACAGCAGCGCGAGGGGCGGTGTCAGGAGGTGGCTTTGAGGACATCAAGGTTGATCTTGGTAGCATTGCCTACGTTCGAGGTATATCGCTTGTTTATTTCACCAATCAATCTGCTGTTGGCGGAATAGAAGTAGCTAATGTTGGCGTTGGTAGTGAGGCCATAGTATGCGACAAGCTATGGTATACAAACTGGGGGCCAATAGCGTTAATAAATAACCCTGTCGCAAAAACTGGTTCCGGGCTTGTTATTCGCCCAACAACAGATAGTAATGATAGTGTTAACTCGCATAACCTTACGCAAATTAGAGTACAGGGCTTCGAGCATAACATTCTACTTGATAGCACCATTGCCGGGATAAATACTATAAAGCTCCGAGGATCAAGTGAAGCAGGGACAAACGGAGTGACACACTTAGGAGTGTATGGAGTTTCTGAAGCTGACATTGATCTTCACATGGAAAGCAACATCACAAACGTTAGGTGGCAAGGCAGCTCTATAAGTGGGGCGGGCGTTATAAAATGGCGCGGTAGATGGAACGATGCCGCTGGCGGTGATGTGAAATTTGGCCATTCCTACCATTACATATCAGCTAAAATCGTTGGCACTGTTGATTTATATAAGTGGGGCACGGCTAAGACAAAGCTGGAGGGTGCATACTTTGCAGATCAGGGCGGAACCGCTGGCACAGAGGATGTTGGGGCGGTCACTTACACTTATTCAGAGGATACCTCTGCTATTCCTGGGTGGAAAGAGGCGCAGCAAGCTTACGTCAATGTTAACTCAGGTGATTGGATAAAGGGGGCGTCACAAACCTCATTTGCAACAACGACTGGCTATGTTGAGTATGATTTTTCAGGAACCGTTTCGCCTGCGTCCGGGTATTCAATTGTGAAAATCATGGTCGCGTATTTAAGGCCAGATGGTTCGCGCAAAGCATACGAAGCAATTGCATTGAAACGCTCAGCAGATACCACAAACTATCTACTAACACAAACTGGTGGCGATGCCTTAGATGCTAATTTTGATGTCATTCTAACGGCTGCAGGCTTATTAAGAATAAAATCAGCTATTAGTGAGAGCATCTTATATGCTGGCAGGGTGGATCCATTCTAATGAAACAACATATCCGAGATTCAGATAACCCAACAGAGACATCTACCTTGTTAGAGAAACGGAGCTTTACTAGCTATGCAGATGAAGGGAATTGGGGTTATTTTATATAGTGCAGCAAGCCGAAAAACTGTCCCATAGGGATTTAGCTATTCGCTGCAGGCCGCTAAAATCAATGCCTATGATATTGCCGCTATGGGATGCCGACAACAGTTAACGCGCTGTTTTTAAATGATAAAATGCACTTCACGCGCTTGGCTTTTAACCAATTGGTCGATGGTTCGAATCCATCACGGCCCACCATATTCCCCTCTGCTAGTATTCCTTTTCCACTCTTTCTTCAGGTGTCTTA